GGCGAATGCAGAACATTTCTCGTGATGTCGGCATGGTTGGTCCTAGGGCGTGGTGTCGCGATCATCTCGATCGGTACTACTTTCTTTCGTCGCATGGGCTGTACACGGTTTCGGCAAGCGGCGAAGGATTGCAAGCTGTGTCAGAGGATGTCATTCCTGTAGAGTTGACGGGAGTCGATGATGTAGACACGGTTCTTGAGTACGACCACGAGACTCGTGGTGTGTACATTCACATTCCCGATACGGTGTCTTGGTTGTACGACACGGAGCGTCAAGGGTTTTGGCCGTTCAATGTTGACTATGCTGGTTCGCATATTGCGATCGGTCCATTGCTTCTTGGTGACGGCAACACGTACGGTCGGCTTATTCAACTTCACGGTATTATCGCTAGCGGTAGCACGAATGTTATTTGGCGAGTCTTGGTGGCTGATACTGCAGAACAAGTGTGTGCAAATGCCAAGGAAGCGATAAACACATTGATTCAGGTGGAGAATGGTGAGATTCCGATACAAGCTCCAGGGGGCGTTCAGAGTGTTGGATCTTGGACGGCAGGAGTGAATCATAGGAACTACCCTCGATCGAGAGGCAAGTACATGATATTGCTGTTGTCCGCTTTAAGTGGCGACTGGGGGTTCGAGGGTGCGTCGTGTGTTATAGAGCCATCAGGAAAGTGGAGATAGAGATATGCCGTTAGAAGTGCCAGAAATACCAGACGTACCAGAACAAAACACTGGTCAGGGAATTATAGATCTTCCTCGCGTCGTTAATCCAATTCTAGGTGTAGTTTGGAATACGCACACTGTTACGCGAGTCCCAGAAAATGTCATGGGGTGGCTGGTTGCGCAAGGTTACCAAGTTACTGGCATCACTCAGGACACAAGCACGACCCCTCCAACTAATTACTTTGCTTTAACAAAAGAGGAGATGGATACTCAGGCAACTTTGCTGAGCGTGTGTAACGCCTACACGACCGCGGCAAACGAAGCGAGGGATGCTAACGAGTTCCGATACAACCAAGTGGTCGAGAACTGGGCAACGATGCTCAGCACATCGCATGACCATTTTGATGCGCAGACACAACAGCAAAATGCTCAAGCCGGAATATTCTTCTCCGACTTGGATAGTTACATGAGTGCAATAGAAACTCTCATTGCAGACAACCAGTCGGAACTGGCTTTTGACGCGGCTGAAGCAAAAGTTGCTTTGTTGGTAATGGATACGCGATTGACGGAGTTGGAAGAAAACGCATCGGATAACGCGGTCACCATTAACAACTTGCTGACGGAGCAAGATGCTAGCTTGCAGGCTTACATCACAGCCTACAACGCTCGACTTGCTGAATTGCAACAGAACGTCATTGATCACATTGACACAGTTTTGGGGCAGGTTGATGCGTTGGAGACAGTGTTGGACGATCACGTTGCCGATTATGTCCAACAGTTTGATTTGCTTTTGGCGAATTACAACAATCATGTCAATGATATCGAAGGCTTGTTGTCGAACGTGGCTGTTAATGTTGGCGAGTACGTTACTGCTGTTGCTGCGATATTGACCGCGATGGATGTTGACTACCAAACCGTATCAACAGATCTTGGTGCTATTAGATTAGAGGCCGGGACGCTGGTAGACAGCCATGTAATTGATTACGGGGCAGTCTTGGCTTTATTGAGCAGCGACTACACGGCACAGGCTGCGACAATCAGAGCAGTCGTTAACTTCTTGAATCCAGATTACGCATCGCACGCTATAAGCACGCGAGGTATCACGGATTCTCTGAATTTCGAATACACAACGCATAGCGGTACGGCAACGGGATTGCTGGATGGGCTCGGAACGACTGAGATTGCCAGAATTAACGAGGAAGCTGCGTCAAAGTTGTCCGTACAGATGCAAATGCTGGTGTCGAAGGGGTTGTATATGTCGACGATCCCTGTCGATGTTACTCAGCGCAATTGGCGTGATAGAGACGAGCAGATCCAGCTACACCTTGATCGATTGAACCGGGAGAAGCTCGACAATCAGCACAAGCTTTACGATCAGCAACGTTCTGTTCGGGCTCAGACAATGGATAACGAGCATAGACTGTACGAGCAGCAGCGTGCAATGCGATCGCAGATGATCGATGCAGAGATGCGTTTGTACGAACAACAACTTGGAATGCGAACTCGTACGCTTGAAGGTAAGAACCAACTGCATACTGTGCAGCAGGAAGTATTGAGGTATCAAGCTTCGCTTATCAGTGGGGTGTATGCCTTGCTGCAGGATACTCGCAATCGTGTACTTTCGGGCAAGCAAGCGATTTTCTCCGCAAAGGATGCCAATGAACGACTCGGTATTGAGGTACAGTCGCGGTTGTACGCACAACTGCAAGATGTTCGTCTAAAAACAATCGAGTCATCCGATCGAGTTTACCAACTACGTGATGCTTTTGCGAAGTTTGCTAACAACGAAACGCACAAGCTGTACGAACAACTGCAGCAAGTAAAGCAACAGTTCATCGAGTCCACCGAACGGCAGCTCGCCGCCAAACAAGGCGTCACTCGAGCAGAAATGTCACAACGGGATGTTCTATTGCAACAGCTTCAGACATCGCTTACTGGGATCCTTGGAGGCAAGGAGCGATTTTCGAATTTGCTAATGCAAAACGCTAACACTCTTTCTGAGCATAAGCATAGAGCCATTGTTGAGAGAATGAATACCGCAGCTCAAAGGCTCGATGGCTGGAAGTCAATTGCTGAAGAGAATCGCAAGCTGATGATGTACCAGTTAGACGAGAGGAACAAGCTACTTATCGGCATTTATCAATTTGTCGAGAGACGTGAGGATGTAGGACCATCTTGGCAAGATGCGGCAAAGGTTGTCGCATCGCTTGGTGACGCTGCTGGAGGTTGGATTCAGCCCTAACAAGTTGATTGTGGTATAGAATGTTTTTTGGTAATTGATTTTTTAAGGAAAAATAAAATGGCAAGTCCAGTTACGATCCCAGGCGACCTTGTTGTAGCGGGGTCAATTCGAGTAAACGGCACGATATCGCCACCGTTAGCCAAGTCTGGCATTTTGGCTTTGGCAGAACTACAAGCGTTTCCTGTCCCTCTGACAGATTTCCGAGTATGGGATGCCATGCAGACTAATCTGCCTGGAACACCAGCCACTGACGATCTTGGTTTGGTGGGAGGAACATTCGGCACGGCGACACCATCGCTGCGATCGGAAGACCTTAAGACTCTCGGCGCGACGAACAAGCGTGCGAGAGTCTTGGTGCAACTTCCATGGGAATACCAAAGTGGGCAAAGCGTCACGTTGCGATTTAAGGCAGGAATGATAACGACAGCTGCTGACGGTTCAGCAACATTGGATTGCGAAGCGTACAAGTTGCAAGATGATCCTGATGATGCGATTGGGTCGGATCTTGTCAGTACGTCAGCTACTACCATGAACAGCACTGCGTTTGGAAATATTGATTTCACGATCACTCCGACGTCTCTGTCGCCAGGGGATATTCTTGACGTTCGCGTGACCTGCGCTGTCAGTGATGCTGCTGGGGCTACAGCTGTGATAGCAGCGATAACATCTTGCAAGCTTTTGTGCGACGTTCGGTAACTAATTTCTGGAATGCACTCAACTCGTGACACCGTGTCACGAAATATTGGAGCGGTCTAAATGTTTCGAAAACGCCGCCGTCCTACCCCTGGATTTGGCATTCCATCTCCGTTCAATCCTATACAGGGTGAGAACGCTAATCTGCGACAGGACGGGGTATCTCCGTTCTGTGCGATGATGCAGGTAGCGGCAGAAGACATATACGCCGACTACGTTATTTGTCGAGGGTTTGATCCGAGAATACTGCGGTTCGTTGACTACGCGGAAGGAGACGCAAGCAAGCCCGGCATTTCTGTAGCGAAGCCATTTGGTAATCGGATAATCGGTAGATACCAGATTGCAAAAGTCTACCCAGCGTTTCTACCAACGCAGGGGAACAGCGATTATTCTGGTTTCAAGCAACTGACGTATATTCCACCGTCACCAGTCGCTGTTGAATGGCGTGTTGGTCAGAACCCAGGTGTAGTTACTGGTGCGTCAGGTGGAGGTCAGCCAGACAACTTAACTGACACAATTGAGATTCTATACGACCACAATAACAAAGTGGTCAACTGGATGCTAATTGACGCTGCTGCTGATGTTGCGTTGCGTTCAATAACCGGCATAGTGACAGCAATTGGAGTCGAAACAGATCCTGATCTTGTTGGATTGAATTACGCTGACGTCACTGTAATAGAAACGTCGAGCAAAGAACTGATCGGAACGACGATCAGGATACATGATCGGAAAGGTTGTATTTTCGATGTTGACGTGACGGACTACTGTGTTTGGGCTCATGAGTTGTGGGCTATATCTATGGATGAAGCGGAAGACTGCACGCACATGGTTAAATATTGGTCTGCGGACGATCGATGCTGTGCTTCTGGTACTGCAATTTACCGAACGTGTTAAAGGAGGTGGATTGTGGGTCCAAGAAGATGTCACGATTGTGGATGTCCGTTGATTACAGATCCGTGGATCAAGGCAAAGCTCGAATTTCTAGGTATGACGTTAGAGGTTGAGTTTCCTCCTGCTGACTCGTCGTGTTGCCAAGAAGAGTTAAGTGAATGCGTAGATGTTGGCGAGCCGTATGTTGTGCGAGACTGCTATATCCATGTTGGTACGCCATTCACTTGGGTGGAAAATCTGTTCGGATACCTTGGAACTTCCGGTCCGTGGTGTGATTGGCCGTTAGTGGTTGTGCCTTACACTGCTGTTGATTCGTGCTGTAATTCATCTAACTATCGTTTCGAGACAACTGGTACTACCAGGATACGGCACTGGGTTTGGATTCAGGCAAGGGCAAGGTTTCGCATTTGTTACTGCACAACAGAAGATGGGCAGCCGGGCTATCGAATGCGAATAGAGATCACTTGGCGCATTACTTTGATTCAAAACACATCGGAACTCATAAAGTATCGATACAGGAAGTACACAAGAGTTTGCGATGAGTACTACAGTTCCTCTTGTGTGTCTGATCCTGCAGAACCGGGCTGGACAGATATCAGTGGAAGCAACGAGCCTAATGCTCCATTTTTGAAGCATGGGCAACTTGGAATGGAGGATTGTCCTGTTAGACCTGCGCTTAATCCGACTTTCGATCCTACATGTATTGGTTCATGCTCGGAAATTGCTCTTGTTCCAGGTTGTCTTGATCCGGGGGATTACTACGTTGAGCAATACTGCATTGACGACACGATAGAAACGTGTTCTGGCCCTGCCGATCTTCGCATACCTTCTCGCTGGAATATTGTTGGATACTCTGGTTTTGGTTCTTCAAATCACGATGGTTCAGGAGTTTGGGAGTCGGGAGTTTTAGGTCTAACTCCAAATTGCACAGAGGATTCTGGAGATAATCCAATGACTATTGAAGTGTCGAGGGCGCCGTCCGAAATAGAGCTGATACCAGAATGTCCCGATGTTTACGGGGCACCGCAAGCTCCGTACGTGATAACGTTCCCATCTGTTATTTCAGTGTGTGTCGAACGCGATGGAGCCGTAACACCGTGTTAGATCCGTTGGCGCAGTACATTGCGATATTGCAAAAGCGAAGTCAGGTTATTCCAAGCGTTGACGAGATCGCCAAGCAGAACACGACACAAGTAGATATTCCAGAAAGGTTCGTTGAGTCCGAGAGTGTACGTCCCATATCGGCGGTCGGTCCAGAGCTTTGGCGAGATCTGTTCGAGACTGTTAAGTCGCAGAGTGATTTACTGTTGTGGGAGGCTCGGTTGCCGAAATACGATTGCCCCTGCAGTAGCTTTTACAAAAAGTGGAAGTCGGTGAATCTTCCTGTGTTTCCTCTTACGAACAGATGGAAGTACGATTTGAAATCTGCGGTGAACGCGAAACTCAACAAGCCAAACTTGTCGTGGAGAGAAGCGTGCGAGTTGTTGAATTGGGATGAGCCCGTAGAGCCTTTGCCTCCAAGTCCGTGCCAATCCAATCCGCCAGTCAGGTTAAAGCGAGACTTGGCGATAGTAACTGCGCTGGGACCGAATCGAATCGCAAGGCAAGTGCTGTGTGTCAATAGCTGGCTAGATTCTGGCTTTCATGTGATTGCAAATCAAACAGCAACGGAGATGGAGACATTTCCTAAGTTGTTCGAAGCGATCAGCGATCGCATTGAATGGCGAATAAACAACGACGTGGAAAGCTTCTACAACTTCAAGACGCAGAAGATAAGGAATCTTTTGGCGATTGAAGACGCAATCTTGATCAACTCCGATTGCGAAATGGCTGGGGAATACGATTGGCGACCGGGAGATGTATCGACCTTCTTTTTGCGATGGAACTACAATTTAGGTGAAAAGCCAAGGGAGTTCGAATGGGGTCTTGATGGTGCATGGTTGACAAGAGAAGCGTGGTCATTGCTGCGATCGGACTTCCCGTACTGCATTGGGCAGGCGATGTGGGACTATGCTGTTCCGCACATATTGAAACTTAATGGCGTTCCATTCAGGATAGATCATAAACCTTGGTTGTTCCATGAGGACCACAAGCAAAACTGGTTGCAAGCTTATTGGCAAAAAGGGGCTGATTGGTTGGAGAACAATGGCTACCATTCACCTCTCAACTATTCGGATGTATTTAGGCAGTCATTGGATCCAGAATGGTACTATGACTACAACCGATACCTTTGGGTGAAGAAAGAGGTTTGAACTATGATGTACTTGGCTTCTTATCCAAGATCTGGCAATAAAATGTTTTTGCATGCTTTGCATTATGGGCTTGGCATGAAATGCAGGACGATTTACCACGTTCCTGATGTTCCTGCTGAAATTGCCCCACGGTGGGATAGAGTTGAGGAGGTTGATTTCCTCAAGACCCACGAGCTTCCGAGGGGTAAGACGCCGGCAATTTATCTGGTTAGGGATCCGAGAGACGTTTTTTGTTCGTACGCTATATGGACGCAAAAATCTACAGAGTGGACGGACGAAACAAGCAAGATTGCTGATGCTTTTATTGAGAATCGCTCTTATGGATGCAGTGTTTCGTATGGTGGTTGGAGTGAGCACGTTAGGCAGTGGCGGGAAGCGGCAACCTTTGTTCTCAGGTATGAAGACTGTTATATTGATCCGATCGGGGCGTTGCAAAGGGTTCTGAATATTCAAGAGCGTTCTGGGGATATGCCAAACTTCGAGTCGTTGCAAGAAAACTGCAATTGGTACTTTCAGCGTGGTCGTCCAGGTCGATGGGGCGACATGCCTGAATGGCTTGTCAGGAAAACGGAAGACCTGCACGGTGAAATGATGCGAGAGATGGGATATCTAGATAAAAGTCCAAGCGAGCAAGGAAACTACTGATGGCGATACGATTAAATCACGAAGCAGCGGCCGCTTTTGTTCCTCCAAGTGCTTCGAATAGAAAGTATGGACAGCAGCTCGTGTTGCAGCAGCAGAAGTTCGCGAACGACCAGCGACAAGGTATGCAGGACCGGATGTACGACCAGCAAAGGGAGTACAGGCGTACCGCTTATCAGCTTCAGAAGGATCAGACCGATCGCTTTGTTGACAACCAAAGGATGCAAGAGCAGCAGAAGTTCGCTGAGAGGATGCAGAAGAACTCGCTAGACGCACAGCAGCAACGAGATCTACAGGAGGCACAGCGACGCTCTGAGATGATGGCGAAGCAGCAAGAGGAGCAGAGAGTTGCGCAGTTAAAGGCTCAGGAACGTGCAGATGTTGAAGATGCGATAAAGTCTGGAGCTATCGACCAAATTACGGCTTCCGAGATAAAGAAGAGCTGGGCGCTTGATACGCGGATCGATTTGAATCCAGAATACGACGAGGCGCAAAGGGCTGAAGCGCACAGAGAGAACCAATGGAATCGTAGCAAGCTGCAAGAGAATCGTAGTCAGGTTCCTTCGTTGGCAGATATGGGGAATAAGAACCTTCAGTATTACGTTCCAAGCATGAGGGGGTACGTTAATCGCGAAGAAGCGGCAAAGCTAGGTCCAGATGTTGAAGTGCAGGTGTATCAAGATGGTAAGCTAATGCCTGGACCTTCAGCCAGAGGTCCGATGTCGGCACAGGACTATTACAGAGCAGACGGCGCGATGTTCAAAAAGGATCTCGCTAGTAAGATGTCCGAGTTGCAAGGTAAGGTGGATGCTGGCGAAATGACGCTTGAGAAAGGGCAGGATCTTCGATCTCTTGCTTGGCAGCAAATGCAGGATGATTACAACTTTGCCCAGCAAGCTCTTGGTGGAAGCCAACCAGTGCAAGGTGGGCAAGCAGCTCAGCCACCGATGCAGGGCGGTCAGCCTGCAATGCCTCCAGCTCCAGCAGCACAACCGCCAGCAATGGGGATGCAAGACCTCGAGCCAACCTACAATGCAGATGGAACTACTTCGGTGCCAGGACAGCCTGTTGGCGATCCTATGATGCGTCCACCGATGGTAGCCGATCCAAGTGCTGAAGCGGCATTGCCGGCTACTCAAGGTCAACCTGCCGCGGCGCCAATGCGAGTGCAACATCAGGACGGACGCATATTCGAGCAGTCGCCAGACGGTAATTGGAGAGAAGTTCAGCCAGTGGCATCACAGCCAATCCAGCAGGCAGACGGAACAACTTTGGCTCCAGGTCAACAAGCAGCTGCACCCGTTGCGTTAGGGCAACAAGATAAGCTTCAACGTGATCTAGATGCTCTTAGAAGTCTTGAGGCAGGTCAGCCTACGGACGCTTTGCCGATTGAGCAGGCTGGAATGCAATCGCCACCGCAGAACGCATGGACAGAGGTTGTGGCACCGGAACAGCAAGCGGCTCAGTCTGAAGCGTCTCCAGCTGATGCTGTTTTTGTTCCAGACTTCACGAAGCTTTCGGAGGGAGCGAAGGACGATGAAGACCGATTTGTGCTAGGTAAGCTGCAAGGCATTTACGATAAGCAGTCTCCTGATGTTCAGGCTGCGATCGGTGCAGTTGTGGATCCAGGGGCGGATCCGAAACTTGCTGCACAGGCGTATCTGTATTTGAAGAGCAAAGGGATTGATATCTCGCAATTGGCGAAGCCCAAGAAACGTCAGCTTCCCGGCATGTCTGGAATTAGATAGTCACCAGTAAATAGGAAAAGTAGTAATGGGAACCTTAACAAAAAGAATAGATCAAGCGGAAAAGGATTCCGCTAAGGTTGGTGACGAGATTGCAGGCTTTGGTCAAGTTGATGAACGCGAAAAGGCAATTATCGATCGACATAAAAGCGAGTTGTCTGGTGGAGGTCTAATGCAGAAGATCGCCACTGGATTGGCAGGTTTGGAGATCGAAGATCGCCGTCAGAAACGAGCTTACGCGGAGAAGCCACCTACAGCACTCGCACAAATGACGGTAGACCCAGCTAGAGAGATGGTTGCGAACCTTGGCGACAGGGCGAGAGTTCTGGACGTCTATCGCAAGTTGTCTCCAGAGCAAAGGCAGGAGGCGTTAAAGCTTGTTCCTGGGATTGCGCAGATGGGCGGAGATGATCGAGGTGGGTTCACTGGTCGTGTTGGTAGTGCAGTCGCTCGCGGAATAACTGGCGTGTCTCAGCCAATTATGGAGTTGCTTGGAGGTGGGGGAAGTTCTGAAGAGATTGAGTTTATTCGAAAGCTTGAAGGAGCTGCTGCACAAGAGTTCAATCCTGCTCGACCCGGCGATCCGTGGTACGAGAGGGGTCCAGTGCAAGCGTTGGAAATGCTTCCGTGGATGGCAACGACTGTTGGCGGCGCCGGGCTCGGTCGTGCTGCTGCTACTGGGATTGCAAGTCGAGTCGCCACGAGTGCTGCAGCTGGTAGCAAAGTCGCGGGCATGGCTCAAAAGGCTGGGCAGGTAGTTGGAAGCCTTCCAACCAAAGTACCAGGAGTTGGAAAGTACATACCGGCATTGACTGCTGGCAAGGCTGGCGAGTTAGCTGGAATCACCGCAGCAGCGTTTCCGGCTCAGTATGCTCAAGAAGTCGATCAGCTTAAGGCGATCGGCATGGTGGACGATACGCGGCTACGTCTTTTGGCTGGAGGAACAGCGGCGGTTACTGGTCTTGTTGAAGGGATCGTACCGAATCCGTTTGGTGGAAAAGTCGCGTTGACCGAGGGGGCTGCTAAAGCTGCTCGTCAGTATCTTTGGGAAGCGGCGAAGAAGGCTCCTGGTGAATTGACTGAAGAGTACCTGCAAGGCGTTACAAGTGGTCTTGGTGAACATGTTGCTCAATACATCGGTAATGCAGCGGTTGATAAGGATGGAAAGGTCACTCCGATACAGAAGAAGTCGATCGCCGATGCATTCAGCAAAGGCTGGAAGCAAACTCAGGAAGCCGCATTGCCGATGGCGTTCTTGCTTGGCGTTCCAGCTGTTGGTGGAGCCAGTGTAGCAGCAGCACGCGCACAGAGATTGCAGCAAACATTAGCCAAGGGGTTTGTTTCGAAAAGCGATGCTAAAGAGTTAGCTATTCCAGGCGAGACTCGCAAGGAGCGAGTGGTTAATGCGAAAACGGAACTTGAAAAATTGCAAGCACAGGTCGCTCAGGAGTCAGCGGTAACGAGCGACTCCGAAGCAACTGTAGCAAAGGAAGTCACGCCTCCGCCATTGCCCACTAAGATCATGGGTGTTAAGCAAGCTGAGCAGGCTCCTCCGCCATTGCCAACTGCGGAACCAGAAGTTCGTGACACCGTGTCACCAACACAGGCTCCAGTTGAAGATTCGCTGGTAGGTAGAAATGTCGCAAACGAGGCTTTGTACGAGAAGTCTGACGGTAGTCGTTATCGAATTGATTCG